GTTAAGTCTATCATGATTGTTAACTTTGCCTCTAAAATATTTTATTTGATTTATATAGTCGTCATATGTTCCTGTAAACTTAACTTGGTCTTCAGGATTAACGGATGTTGTATCCTTATCTGTGTAAGTGATTGTGGGTTCTAATTGATATGCAAATCTATCTCTATCAGAAGCGCCAACGTATCTATCAGTAACTTTTCTTGTGTAAGCGTCCTGTCTTCCAATAAATCCATCTAATCTATCAAGTGAACCTTTTTGAATTAGAGGATCTATTGTGCTTGATAAAAATCTTTGGTTAGAATCAGTTCTATAAAATGCTGGTAAGTGCTGAACACTTCTTCTATATTCGTTATTGCCTTGTTTGACAACTTCCTGATTTGTTTTTGAATTTATAGGATTATCTGCCATTAGTATCCTGCCCCACTACTGCCAGTTGACGAACTGGAACCTGATGTAGTAGAGCCTGACACTGCTGATCCTGTTGTAGTGTTTGTTGAAGTGGTTGACGTGCTTGTTACAACTGTTCCAGATGCAACCAATTGATTAGCACCTAGCGAAGTTATAATTGAAACATCATTAACGGTGGCCCCACTAATAAAAATCTCATCAGCCGCTGAACCTATTTGAAACAGAGACCCAAAACTCTGTCCAGATTGATTTGGTACAATAACAACTGTCATTAAATCCGGTGCCAGTTGATTATGTATAAACGCGGCTAATTCTGTAAAATAAAATGCGTCTCCAAAATCCCAATTATCTAATGCAAAGAATTCATTTATTGCTTGAATTACTCTAGTTTTTATTACTGCATCAGTAACATTTGTTTTTGGATTTTTTACAACTTTAAAAGTTGCTTGTAATTGCTCTTCTGAATTTGAACCAAACAAAATTTTATATTTTACTGGATGGTAAATTATTTGATCAGATAATGATTTTAAAGGATTCAGTAATCCTGCGTAACTTATTCTTAATTGATCTGATGTTGATGCTATTGGCTTTTCACCACCATCTTGCAACCAAATTCTAAATAAGTTATCATATGTTCTTTCTAAAAGATAGACATCAACAATGTTAGACACACTTGGATCAATTCTTGTGTCTTGTCCTGCGTTGTGTTTGTATTGAAAGTCTAAAGAACTTCTTCCACGTCTAGCAATATAGTCTGTAGATGTGGTTAAAGTGTTTGTCGTTGAACTATATTTCTTAACAATATTTTCTGCTTCGTCATAAAAATAAAATAATTGTTCATCTGTGTACGTTGTTGTGCTTAAATTTATGTCTGTTTCGTTTTTAGAAACAATAAAATTTGTTGCTGAGTAAGGTCTGTATCTTTCTATGTTATCATATGAAATATATTTTTCAAAAAATACAAATTTTTGTGTAATTGATGTATCCGGTTCTATAATGATATCAAAAAGTTCTGGATTGTCAACAACACCATCATCATCATCATCGTAAAAACCAATTTTTACTTTTCTATTATCCTGAAATCCGTCAGTTTCAGTAACCGTATCTACAACTTGCCAGGTAATAGGATACCCTACACTAGTGCCTGTAGAAATTAATGAATTTGTTTTTAAGAGTTTAATTGTGTCTTTGACAGTTTTTCCTGTTTTGTAATCATAAACTTTTTCTTGGGCATCATAATGAAATTTGTTTTGTGACTCTGATTCGAATATGTAATCTAAACTTCTATATGTAACTGTATATGTGTTACCGTCACTTGTAAAGTTGAACCACCAACTTGCGTCCAAATTTGCACCTGTAGTATCTCCTGTGTTACTTAAACTAAACACAGAACTTGCACTGACATTTGTAGAAGTTATAACTTTCCATGTTTCTGAATCCACATCGTATCTTAAGCCAAAATTTTCGTATGCTTCAACTCTATCAAGTATTTCCGTTTTAAGTGTATCAGAAAATAGTGTTGTTAAATTTGGAATAATACTAGTAATTTTAGAACCATTTGGAACAATATTATTTAAAGTAACCGGACCTGTGCCGTCTTCTAAATTTCCAACTCCGCTGTTAGCACCATCGCCTACGACTGCACCAATTTTTGCCCATATTCTGTCTTCAGCGTCAACTGTTCCTGCTGTTACTAGTGTGTTATTTAAAAATTCTCTAGTATCAGGTGATGAGAATTTTATTAATGCTCCTACTTTTGCATATTTCAAATTTGAAGTTGCAAATTCACCAATTACTAACGGTCCAGTTTCTTTAAGATATCCTGTATTTGTATTTGTTGATGTTGTAGTAGAATTCCATGTAATACTTGTTGTGCTTAAATCTTTTGCACTATATTTTAAATAATAAAATTGTCTTGAATATGGTTGTTTTAATTTTGCTTCAACTTTTGTGTTTATCGTTGAAAGGATAGTGTTTCTATTTGTGAAAGTAAAAGTAAATTGATTTGTTGTTTCTTCTCTATACAAGATTCCATCTTCAGCAAACACAGATACATTTGAATAAGCACCTGTTGGATCTAATATTTCTTTTGCTCTAGATATGCCTGATGCTGATCGATTCACAGATCTAACTTTAACAATTTCTTGAGATGCAGATAGAGGCACAACTTGATAATCTTCTGCTGTTATCATTCTATTTTGCGAGTAATATACTTGTGGTGCTTTATCTCTAATTGAAGCACTTGATTCCGATGCGGCCGAATTATATATTGAGGCTTTAAGACTCATTGAGATTGTTAATGTTTGGGTAGCACCGTTTCTATCACTGTAAGGTACTGTGATCTGAACATTTTGCATATCTGCAGGTTGTATTGCATACTTGGCATTATCACTTGTTCTGTAATATGTTCTAAATGGCCCTAGTGGTATGTTAGAAAAGTTTCCGTCACCGAATACTAAATCAATGCTGTCTCCTGCTTTTGTGACAACATTGTAAATGTTTCTTTCAGATTTTGCCAATGAATTATAAATTGCATTGTTTCCTGTCAACGTCGGAACTTTAGTCCATGATTGTAAAGGTTGTCCAAATTGGTCTAGTTTATATAACCAAACGTCTGTTTCATTAATGTTTGAATTGGTTATTGCTTTAACATAATTTGTAATCGATGCATCTATTGTAAAATCTTCAATCTGTAATTGTCCTTGTTTGAATAAAAAGAAATATCCTGTGTTGTTTGAACTGTCACCTGCCCCATCTATTCTGTATGTGTAAGTTAAGCCTGTTCCGGGAATAGGTTCTTGCTCAAAAATACTCTCAGATCCTTCTATTGAAGACGGTACTATTTCGAATGGCCTATTTGTGCCACCTATGGATTGGTTAAAAGAAAATAAAGGAAGATCGTCTTGGATACTTGCTAAAGTATATGTTTCTGTTTTAATACCATTAATTTGTCCAGACTCTCTTGGACTGCCTAGTAATTGTCCAGTAACGTTAGCCGCATTTAAAATTGCTGTGAATTGTTCTCTATAATTTGAATTAGTTGCATCGTTCCATATGATTGTTGAATTTGATAAATTGGCACCAGTTGAATCTCTAACATCTTCGGTTGTAGATATTGAATCCATTTTTAAAAGTCCTGTTGCTGGACGATTTCTTTTTGCATTGTAATTAATTAAACGTGCTAATCTTAAAACTGAATTTCTTCTTTCAGCGGTAGCAAGAAAATTTTCTCTGGCATTTAAATCAACTCTAAATGAAAGTGCTTGTGCTATGTAGGCAATAAGATCGATTAATGCAACATATTCTGAACTTTCAATAAAATCATTAAAATCATCTGGATAATTTTCTTGAAGATATGCCACCATTGTTCTACGAAGTGTTTCAAAATCGTAGGATTTGAAATCTGCTTGTTGGAATGATTGATAGATTTTTCTCCAATCTTCTGCAACTAATAATCTGTTCTGTCGTTCTGTGGTAGCCATATTGTTTGTATGGATATTTATATATTAAATTAAGTGCGTATATTAAGATAGGCGTAGTAATGAATTTTCATCAAAACTAAATCTTAATTTTTCAGTGATATCAAGTGGCACATAAGTGATACTAGCCTGTATAGATATACCATTTTCCTCTTCAGTAACCAGTATTTCATCAGTTGCAATACGCGGATCTGCTGTAAGATTTGCCTCTATATCCTCTGTGATGGCTTGTTTAAGTTGCTCTGTGAACGGTTCAAATAATGAGTCATATATTATTGTACCAAATTCAGGATTCTCCACTCTTTCGCCCTTACGCACAGACAAACGGTTAATGAGATCTTGTTTGGCACACTCAAAATCATAAACTTTAAAGTTCTGCCTTTCGGCTTTAGATGAAAAACCTTTAAAAGTAACTTTGTTACTTGAATTATAATTTGAATTATCTCCGTATGCCATTACTAATATTTATAATCCTTATTTTACCAAAATTTAAACTTGCCAATTGCTGATGTTATATTGTTCCTGATTGCCGCCCCTACCTGTGTAATTTGTCCGGCCAATGACCCCCTCATGGAAGGTGGTAGATTATTTGCTGATGTTCTTCCCAAAACCATACCTTTTAGACTGGATGCCACACTTGTAAATTTTCCAGCAACAACTTTATTTGTTAAAATCTGATTGAGATTGTCTTTAGAAAGATTTTTCATCACCGACTTAACATTGAAAATTTTATTATATTCTGATGTAAATGTATCCGACAATTTTTTGGCTTTAGATAAATCAATATTTTTTTTAATATTATTTTTTATCAAATTGTTAATCTTGCCTCCTTTGTCTTGAACATATTTTGATTGATCTGTAAAAAATTGCAACTCTCTAATATATTCAACATCTGATATTCTGTTTTGTTGTGCCATATATTCCAAAGTACCAGGCGTCTCAGACAATTCCTTCCACTTCACTGGATCTTGCCATTGTGAAATATTTTCAAAAACACCCGATGGTGCTCTAGTGAATGGTTCATGTGTGACAAGATTAGGCACAGTGGTTTTTGTTTTTTTGGTATTAGCCTCTAATATTTGTCCTGCGCCAACTGTGATATTCACATCATTTTGTGAGGTATCTGTTATAATTCCGGCCGCTTCCGAAGTTAACCAACTTGGTCCCCACGCCGGTTGTTGCGTACCATCTGTGTTGAAATCAATTCTGGCACCTTTTAAATGATGACTACCTGAGGCGCTGTGTAATTGTACTGCACCGTGTGAAGTTAATCCACTTTTGGCATATGACGATATTCCACCGGATTGAGAAGAATTAACAATTCCATATTCTCCAACATTCATTATAAAATTGGCATTATTAACTAAATCAACTTCTGCTGTAAATTTTATATTATGTTTGGCATGAAAATTAATATCTCCTCCCGAGTGTAGATCAAAATTTCCGTCTGATCTCATATTAAATCCGTCCTGTGCATAGATATAAACTTTACCTTCGGCAGACATTTCAATCCAACTTTTTCCTGATCCATTTGCTATGTAAACAACACCTTCTGTATCATGCATTAAAAGTTGATGTCCTGAGGCTGTTCTTAATCTTGTAAGTTGATTTGTTCCGTTTTCATCTCCGTCATCCATAACAAGCGAATGTCCTGTTTCTCTATCTACTTTGACTTTTGCTCCTTTTATACCGATTGGTACTGTTCTCGCATCAGGTCTAATTTTACCCGGTGTACTCCAACCAAATACATTACTTGGAGTTTCTCTACGTGCTGAAGAACTTATTGTGCCTCTAACTCTATCATCTATTAATCCTTGTTGCAACAGTTGATCGGATAAAAGCACGTTCACAGGTAATTTCCATTGATTAGCATTATCAATATTATCGCCTTCTAGAAGTTTTCTATTTTTTTCGCCAATTGGCAAAAAGTCAGTACCGTACATTCCTTTTTTTCCTGCTGTGTCCATGTCTCCAACTGTGTCAACTCCAACTGCTGAATTTTTTGACGATCCATAGGCTGGCACCTGGGCATTTGTTAAAGGATCCTGAACACACCCTATCCAAAAGGCTTTGTCATCATTTCTTTCTCCTTTAGCAAATATCACAAGCACTGTTGTATCAATGTCAGGTGGAATTGCCCACATACCATATGCTTGTTGAGTGGTTTGATAAGAATATGGATCTGTTTTGGAAACTGCATTTAAACTTTTGACGCCATAAAATGGTGAAAGATACTGACACCATACAATGTTAGATTTTGCAGGATCTTTGTTGAAAGACAATGCCGGAATATTAACTCCCAATCTACCCATTCTTAAAGGATCAGCAACATCCTTCACGGTTCCAAGATAAGGACCTGCATCTTTGCTGACAAGAGCATCCTTAAAATCTTTTTGGTTACTTTGTGTATCTACAAATCCTCTTTCGTCACGTGCCATTTTTAATACCTTTGATATTTTCCAAACGGTTCTACAAATTGTTTCTTAATGTCGTATTCTATATCTTTTTTCTTGTCTTCTATTACACTTGATAATTCGCCACTTGCCGCTGATTCTAAATCTCCAAAACCGAATGTACTTTGATTGTTTAGCCTTACAAGAGTAAGCGTCTGTAAAAATTGACCCTGATTCATTGTTGATTGCACTTTGGAAACTTGATAGGCTCCATCAAAAAATAAATTATCATCTAAATATTTTTGTCCTTCATCAGCATTGAAATAAACTCCTTTTTGATCATTTAAATCTGTTGGTATTCTGTATCTAATATTAACTATCGGCATGTAATTTTCTACATTAAAACAATGAAATGTTGTATTGTAATCTTGATCTGGTCCGCCACCTCGTATTCTTAGGTTACTTCCATATATAGTTTGATCTACCGTGTTGCCCTGCTCTCGGGGAATTGGGGTATACATGTCTTGTGCCACATATGCAGGATCACCGAGTATATCCAATTCAATTCGCACCATATCTGCCTCAGGATTTGTTAGGTAATCATAAAACTCCTGTGACCTTGCCGAATCTCCTTCGGTGTCTGCTGTATTTCTACGTTTAATAACTGAAGGATATGATCTCAATGGCAATATTGGATCAGGATAGTCCTGTTCTAATCCAACAGATTTTTTAATATTGTCTATGACATTTGTTATCTGACCTCCTATTGTGCTGGTATCAGGTTCATCTTTTACATTTCTATGATAGTATGCAGTTTTGTAATTAATCCTTAAGCCTTGTATATCAACGTTGTCCCCGGTATAGATATAATCATAGTTTCGTCTTACGTAATTGGACCAATCAATTTTGCCAACTGATAAACCAGGTAGCACTAATTTTAACACAGGCACTTTAAATAATTTTGCTTCATACCTAATTATTTTTGGATACATTTTTGTAATTTTATCTAAATTATTATCAGTTTTTGACGCTGATTTAACACTGTCAGCACCAATATTGTAAACAGATGGTTTAATTATGAACCAATCAATAAACTGATTCTTTTTAAAAATTTCTGTTCTCTCCGCTTGTCTTTTATCGTTGGTTAAAAAATCCTTTATTTCATTTTGTCTTTGTTCTGCCGACCGGCTTAATACAAGTCCTGCTCTAGTAAGATAGGTGAACCAAAACTCTTCTACCAACTTATCAAAATATGGCATCGATCTAATTACATCCTCGAATGCTTTCTCTATACTGGTGCCTGGATCTAGTTGTGTTTTAATTGATTTTGTTTTAAATCCTTCAGTAGGCGGCTTTTTACCTGATCCTATATGTTGCTTGTTACCCTTGGCCTGAGTGCTTTTTTCTACTATCTTTAAAATTTCGGGATCTATTAAAAATTCATACTGATCGTCCTTCTCCCGGGACTTGTCTTCTTCTCTTTCAACCCGCATTTGTTCCTTTAATCCTGCAAGTATTCCATCCTCTCCATGAACCCAATCCCATAAGTTGTCTGCGTTAATATTAATTTCAGATCTTGTAAATTTGTAACTGTCATCAAAACCAAGATCCCCATAAGGCACAGCAATCAAGTTGTATTTTGCACCACCTTCATCTATATCAAACTCAACCCTTGATATTAATATAGGAATTTTCCGGACAAATCCGTCGTTTGCTCCTGCCTGCTGGCCTTGTTCGTCGAATCCTTTCCATTCTATGGTTAAAAGAAATGGTGCCGCTTGATAATCTTTGAAACCGTGTTGATAAGCGGCCGCTCTTATTTTTTCTATCAGTGTTACTCCGTAAGGTTCGTGTAACTCAAATTCCATTTTTGTAAAGTTTGCAAGATTCCTTTGCGGATTTGGAGAAACTGTTGAAAGTATGTTTACATTTTCGAAAAAAATATCATGTCCTCTTTCTAATATATTAATAGAATCTTTATAATCAGGATTACTGTCTCTTTCAATTGCCCGCTTTTTCATTTCATTTAGGGTCATTTTTTCGTCCTCCCCTTTATAAACATGACTTCCCCTATCTCCTATACCACCGCTCCTTGCAATTACCGACATCAACGGGTCTGTCAAAAATCTACCATTTCTTAAACTATCATCTGCCACACCAGAAAGTGTGAAAAGACAATTATACGAAGCAAAATTATGCAATGGATTTGATCCGTACATTTGCTTATCCATTTCCCCTATTGGATTGCTGGAATTGGTACCAAAGGTACCGTCGGCCTGCTCCTTGAGATAAGCATTAGTATAGTTGCCTCTACGATCAACTTTTCTTTTTATATTTGTTCCAATATCGTCAAAAAATTTGTTGAACCATGTCTCTCTATTATTGTTCCTGTTGCCGTGTTTCATTTCATACCGGCTTTTCTTTTTTTCGCCCTCTTCAAAAATTTGTGATGATCGGGTTTTAAGCCAAGTACTTTTATTTGATTTTGTTCGTTTTGTTCCCATCCTACAATCCTAGGTCTTGGGAGACATTGGTTGCTTTGGGCAACTGTATGGTCACTCCTGGTTTAAAGTCGTATATAGGATCCTCAATTTGATCTGGATTTCTTTGTGCAAACACCCACCATAATCTTGGTGTGCCATATAAGTCAAATGCTAACAGGTCTGGTCTATAAGCATAAGTTCTTTCTATTGTATAAGTCTCGTCGTCAAGTTCTGCGGTTACATTTCTTTTTGATAAAATACCTAAACTGACAGCGTCCTGCGGTGTATTTAGATAAGGCGATGTTGCCGAATATTTTGCCATTATAGATATCCTATACCTTGTTTTTTACTTAAAGTACCGTTGGCAAAATCTTTGAAAGAAAAGTTTTTTACAGTTTCTCTAGAGTATACTGGTGTTATCAGAACGGATATATTCGATAACGTTGGTGCCCACGTGGCATCCTCGTTTGCATAGTTAAAGTTGGCACGATCTATAACAGAGTCATAACCATAAGTTGGTTCCTGCGTTGTTGATATGTAATCTATTCCTGATCTCAATTCCACGTTAAATGAATTAACCACAACCGGAACCTTATGAAACATGTTTTCACCATAACCATACAAATGCAGTACCGGAGGCGGATTACCTTTAAGTGTTTTAGTGGATTTGCCAAAAAACATTTTTGTTACTGTTCTTAAAAATTTAATTGTTGCCACCCAGTGTTGTGCGTCATCATAATTTTGTACAGGAAATTCACCTATGATATTCATTTGATCCACCTGCGAATTTTGATATGCTTGAAACGGATAATTGGCGTGTGTCTGTGCTAAAGGATTATAGTTTGCTGAATGTTGTATAATCATCGACGGTGTCAATGGCCAAAAAATACCGTTTGACTCTTTCAATTTTGATAATAGTTCATTGTTCGTAAACAATTCATCCCATACAGGAGATTCTGTGGGAACTTCTAATCTTACTCGCCAATCTTTTTTGGATTGCCTGCCAACCCATTTTGCTCGTGCATTTGGTATTTTTGAATAACCGCCAATGCCTGCACCTTTAAGACGGTTTATGGTTCTATTGATAGCACCTCCTCCGATGCTTTTTACTACGTCCAATAATCCTTTTTTTGCCATTTTATGGTTGCAATCCTTTATTAAGTTCTGTATACTTAAAACATATTTATAGGCAAAATAATAGGCGCACTTAATTACCCGCACGGCACGATCCAACAGACCTGTTTGTGGTCACTTTAACAATAATGAGAGATAATTATGAAAAGAGTGAAGTATCTAAACAATCGGGATCTATTGGCACAAATACACGCCAGCAAAAACACATATTGTTCATATGTGGCAACGGAGGATTCCCAATATGATGTTATAGTGCCTAATCTAAAAAAGATTAATGCAAGTGCTATTGCACAGGCTAGAAAAAATAAATCAAAAAGACTGACACAGCAGGCATGGGAAGAAGCCAAAGCATCTGGTCTTAAAAAAATTAAACTTTCGGACTACACAGTTTCCACTAGAAAAATTGAAAAAACAGATTTAGTTTTTAGAGTAATGATGTTTGATCACATACCCATGGATGACAAAAGAAAGAAAAATCCTAAAAGTGTAGCAGATCATCACAGCAAGGTAAACTTTCCACCGTTCCAGCATTTTAGACTAGATAAAAAAGGAAAACCAAAATGTGTTGGTAAATCGCATTGGGTAGGCGGAATGAGTAATGGATATTTTTCTGTTAATCATGGCAAGACAACAAATAGTTTAGCAATGATGTTTATGAAACTTTGCGAACGTTATGGAACAAGATCCAATTGGAGAGGTTACACATATAATGACGAAATGCAATCACAGGCATTGATGCAGTTGTCACAAATTGGTTTGCAATTTGATGAATCTAAATCAGAAAATCCATTTGCATACTATACCGCGGCAATAACAAATTCGTTTACTAGAATATTAAACATTGAGAAAAAAAATCAATCCATTAGAGATGACCTTTTAGAGATGAATCACATGATGCCTTCATTTACACGACAGGGAGAAAATGATACAAACACTGTTGCTTACAAAAAGAAGATGGCAAATATACATGGTGATGTTAAAATTGTCAACAAAACTGGTATTGCGAAACTAAACAAAAAATTTAAAAAGACCGGAACAATCGAGTCGGAAGACTTTGAAGGAGTAAACTATAAAAAAGTAGATATGACTGGTCACAAACCGCCGGTTAGAAAAAAATGGTAACATATGTTTTTTAAAAAAGTTGCTTGTTTTACTGACATACACTTTGGTATGAAAGGTAACAGTCGTGTACACAATGACGATTGTGAGGCATTTATCTATTGGTTCATCGAACAAGCCAAAGCACACGATTGCGAAACTTGTATATTCTTAGGCGATTGGCATCACCAACGATCAGCAACAAATGTATCAACAATGAATTATACAGTTTCAAATATGGAAAGACTGGGTGCGGCATTTGAAAAAGTCTATGTAATGATGGGCAATCATGATTTGTTCTACAGAGAAAAAAGAGAAATTAATTCTATGGAATACATCAGGAATATACCAAACATACATCTTGTTAACGATTGGATAGTGGAAGATGACGTAGCAATTATTCCATGGATAGTAGGTGATGAATGGAAAAAAATACAAGATATGAAACAACAATATGTTTTTGGACATTTTGAAATTCCGTATTTTAAAATGAATGCAATGGTCGAAATGCCGGATGTGGGCGGAATACAAACTGATCATTTTGCAAACTGTGGACAGGTATTTTCAGGACACTTTCATAAAAGACAGATTATGAAAAATGTTACATATATGGGAAATGCATTTCCACACAACTACGCAGATGCTTGGGACGACGAACGTGGAATGATGATAATAGAACATGGCGGAACACCAAAATATATAAATTGGCCAGATATGCCAAGATATAGAACAGTAAAAATTAGTGATCTTTTGGCGGACCCTGACAAGATATTAAAATCAAAAATGTATGTAAGAGTAACACTTGACATTAAAATAAGTTATGAAGAAGCAAATTTCATTAGAGAAACATTTATAGACAAATACAATTTGAGAGACCT